AAGGTCACGGGTGCCGTAGTCATCGCGTCGGAGCTCCTGCAGGACTCCATCGTGTCGATCGCCGACTGGATCGCTGCCGAGCTCGCCCTGACTCTCAGCAACGCCGTCGAGGCGGCTGCGTGGAGCGGCAACCCGAGCAACGCCCCTGCTGTGGCCGGTCTTGTGACCAGCCACACGGGCGGCCTGCTGGCTTCTTCGGCTGCCACCTACGCGGCGTCGCTCGTGACGGCTGCCGGCGACACGCCCGACGAGGTGACGAAGGCCAACCTCCTGGCGATGATGGCTGCGGTTCCGCAGCACTCGCGTCAGGGTGCCAAGTGGTTCTGCTCGCCGTTCTTCTTCGCCACCTGCATGCAGAACCTCGACCTCGCCCAGGGCGGGTCGGTCGGTCTGTCGCAGGGCATGGGTCCGACGTTCCTCGGCTCGGAAGTGGTCCTCACCGACCGCCTGCCGGCCGGTGCGGACTCGACGGGTGCGATCATGGCTCTCTACGGAAACATGGCGAACTCGAGCTACTACGGCATCCGTCAGGCCATCGAGATCGCGTCCAGCGATCAGGTGAACTTCCTGAGCGACCAGACCGTGATCCGTGCGGTGGCCCGCGTGGCCATCACGCACGCCAACCTGGGCACCGACACCGTCGCCGGCCCGATGATCGGCCTGGTCGGTGCGTGAGCCTGACGGCTTGACTTGATGTGCAAACTGGGCGGGCCGCTCCAAACCGGGGCGGCCCGCTCTCGTTTGCGAGGTTGACAATGCTGGTCAAGGTCGGTGGCACTGAGGCCGACATCCGGGTGGAAGCCATCCTGTCGATGCCCAGGCTCTCGTTTACGGCCAACCACTTCGCCTGGGCTCAGGCACTCATGCCGCTGGGGATTCGCCCCACGATGGGCACTGGTGCGTTCTGGTCGCAGGTGAACACCCGCGTGATGGAGCAATTCATCGACAAAGCGGAATACCTGCTCACGATCGACTACGACACGTTTTTCACGAAGGAAGACGTGGAGCATCTCTTCGCCCTGGCGATGACGTTCCAGTGTGACGCTATTACTGGGCTGCAGACCAAGCGGGAAGACGGCCGCCCGATGCTGACCCTCAAGGGCACGCTGGACAACCCTCCAGAGGGCGGCACTACGAGCCTGCCTATGTCGTGGTTCGCCGAGCCTGTGCAGGAAGTGGACACGGCGCACTTCGGGTTGACCGTCATCAGCACGGCCGCCCTGAAGCGATGCAAGAAGCCATGGTTCTGGTCGAAGCCCGGCCCTGACGGGTCGTGGAACGACGGCCGTACCGATGATGACATCTGGTTCTGGCGCAACTGGCGCGACAGCGGCAACAGGCTTTTCGTCACGCCCCGCGTGGTGCTGGGGCACGGCGAGTACGTGGTGACCTGGCCGGGCCAGAACCTCGGCAAGCCTGTTTTTCAGTGGACCACGGAGTTTACGACCAACGGAAAGAAGCCCGAAACTGCATGGAGTGTGCCTCAGTGAAGAAAATCACATTTACCCGCGCGTGGCGTGCCTACCGCAAAGGGCAGTCTGTCGAGATGACGGGCGGGCTGGCGACGCAGCTGGTGGCCCAGGGCGTGGCCATAGAAGACCGGCAGCAGGATCTGATCGAGACCGCAGCGATTGAGACGGCTGCCGAGACGGCCGACGCCACCCCGAGAAAACGAGGACGCCGTGCAGTACCGAAGCCTGACTCGCCAGACACCGCCAGCCGTTGAGCCCGTCACGCTGAGCGAGGCCAAGGCTCATCTGCGTGTCGATACCACGACCGACGATGCCTACATCGGCTCCCTCATCACGGCGGCCCGTGAGTGGTGCGAGCAGTACCTGGATCGCACGCTGGTTCACACCCAGTGGGTCATGCGGTTCGACAGGTTCCCACCGGACGGCACGCACGACATCGAACTGCCACGCCCGCCAATGGCCTCGGCTGGCACAGTGACGGCGGTGGCCCTGACGTTCACGTTTGAGAACGGCACCACCTCGACCTACTCGACCGCCAGTTACCGCGTGGATCGGGACGGCGTGCCGGGCACCGTGAAGACGCTGTATGGCCAGACGTGGCCGCCGCACCTGCAGGACGATAACGCCATCAGCGTGACCTGGTGGGCCGGCTACGGGGCCAGCGGTACGAGTGTGCCTGCTGCGATCCGCCACGCCATGCTCATGCTTGTGGGCATGTGGTACGAGCGACGCATGGCGGCCGACTCAATGGGCGGTGACGAGATCCCGTTTGGCGTGAAGTCGCTGCTCGACTCCCAGCGTTGGGGATCCTACCGATGATCGACCCCGGCAAACTCCGCGAGCGTATCACCGTGCAGATCGCCAGCGGCACGACCAATGCCCTCGGCGAGACGGTGCTGACGTGGAACGACTCGTCGGCCGTGTGGGCGAGCGTTGAAGGCGTATCGGCCCGCGAGGCGCTGATTGCCGGGCAGCAGGAAACGAGCGTGACGCACAAGGTGCGGCTGCGATACCTGCCTGGCCTGACGCAGCAGATGCGGTTCTCTTGGCGGTCCCGCACGCTGGAGATCGTCAGCCTGCTCGAGCACGGCAACCGCAGCGAGCATGAGGCTATCTGCCAGGAGCAGCAGTAATGGCACAGGCCAGCGGCTCGCTTGAGCTCAGTATGGAGTTCCCAGAGCTCACGCAACTGCGAGAGCAGTTCAAGGAGTTGCCGAAGAACATTGCCGCCAAGCACCTCGGCGCGGCACTTCGCAAGGCTATGGCACCAGGGCAGGCCGCCCTGCGAAAGAACACGCCAAAGGGGCCGACCGGCAACTTGCGAAAAAGCATCAAGACGAAGGTCAAGGTGTACGCCAAAGACGGCAACGCCGTAGGCATCGTCGGCTACGCGATCGGGAAAGGCAGTCTTGGCTACCACCAGGGCTTCTTGGAGTTCGGCACGAAGGAACGCAAGACGAAGGGGCGGTTCGCCTCTAGCTGGAAGAGCAGCAGCCTCAATAACAGCCAGTACGTGCGAGGTGGGTTCACAATCCTGAATCCAAAGCGTGGCCGCAACGCCGGCAAGCTCATTACCAAGCCGAAGTCGCCGAAGGCGTTCTTCAAGACCGCCAAGCAGGGCCAGGTCGTGAATCTCGGCAAGATGCCGGTCGGCGGGCGTACAGGCGTGCCCCCAGTGAAAACGTCATTCAATCAGGCCCAGCCGGCCATGCGCAGCCTGCTGCAAAACGAATTGGCCACCCGGCTGGAGAAGGCATTGAACGAAGTCAAAGGCCGCGTGGCCAGAGGTCTCATCACATGAAATCCCCCGAAGCCGTCCTCCGCTCCGCCCTGGTTACGAACACCGTCACCTCGTCAATCGTGGGCAGCCGCGTCTATCCGCTTTTGGCCCCGAAAACGGCGGCCCTGCCGTTCATCGTCTGGCGGCGGTCTGCGATCAGCCGCGAGCACACGCTGGCCGGGCCTATGGGCGTGCCAAACGTCAGCGTGGAGATGCAGTCTTTCGCCACCACCTACGAGGACGTGCGTGATCTGGCCGACCGCGTGCGTCTGGTTCTGGATGGCTACGGGGGCACCGTGGAAAATACAGAGGTGAAGCATGTGTCGCTGGAGCAGGAATCCGACGACTTCGTGCAGCTGGCAGGCGGCGACCTTCCGCCGGTGTACCAAGTAACTCAGACCTTCAACGTCCTCTGGCAGGAGTCTTAGAGCATGTCCGCTACGCCGCATGATGGTACGGGAACGACGTTTTCCTTCGGTGGCACCGCGTTCACCGTCACGAACATCGTGGTGACGAACACGGACCCGGCCGCCGATGACACCATTGACGTGTCGCACCTCGGCCTGACCACCGGCAACAGCATCCGCACGATCAGCCGCCCGCTCCAGGGATCGGCAACCGACACCGGCCGCGAAGTCGTGGTGGACTACCTCGGGACGAACATCATCAAGGACGCTTCGACGGGCACGCTGGTGCTGACGGTCGGCGGATCTACGGCGATCAGCGCCTCCGCTACCGTCTCTGCGTCCACACTGACGTTTGCCACGAACGACGCCGTGCGTGGTCAGGTCACCTTCAAGGTGGCTCGCTACTAAGCCTGACGGAGGACCGTCATGGCTACAGAGTGTGCGGGCGTTACGGCGACGTGGAATTCCACGGCGTTCGGTGAAGTCACCGACATCAAGGTGGCAGTCGGCGGCGGGCTTCCGCTCGCTCGAGGAAGCACGGCAGCTTCCATGGCCTGGGCATTTGACGCAGGCACTATAGAGATAGCGTGCCTGCAGACTGCGAACATCGCAATGACTCAGTTCGGCAAGAAGGCCACCCTGGACATTTCCGGCGGTGGGATGACCTTCACGACCAAAGCCATCTGCCAATCGCTGCAGCTTGCGGGCAAGGTAAACGACGTTGCGCGGTACGCAGCGACGTTCAAGATTGTCCTAGAGTGAGGTAGCTGCAATGGCACTGACGGCAGAACAGATCATGGCGGCCGACGATCTCGGCCTTCTGAAGGTCAACGTCAAGGAGTGGGGCGGCGAGGTCTACATTCGCGTCATGACCGTGGGTGAGCTCGACGCCTACCAGAAGGAATGGGTCGGCAAGAAGGAAGTCGGCGTGGACAACTTCCGCGCTAAGTTCCTGGCGCGCTGTCTGTGTGATGACAAGGGCCAGCGGCTATTTACCGACGAGCAGATTGAGCAGCTGGCGGCGAAGTCTGCCAAGGTTGTTGGCCGGCTGTTCGACAAGGCGGCGGCACACAACGCGATCACGGAGAAGGACGTGGAGGAACTCGCAAAAAACTAAGCATCCGCCCGACGCGCAGGTTTCTGTTTCGTTTGGCGGGTCACTTGAAAATGACGGTGGGCGACCTCGAGCGGCGAATGTCGTCGGTCGAGTTTGCCGAGTGGTTGGCATACACAAGGTATTTCGAGGCGTTGCCGGATTCGTGGCGTGAGACGGGACTGATTGCAAGCGCGGTGCTTGCCCCGTATTCCGCCAAAGGAAAGGCTCCGCGTGCCGAAGACTTTGTGCCAATCGAAAAGCCGCCGCAGCATCAGCAGCAGATGGTGGACCAGATCAAGCAACTGCAGACCTTATTCGGCGGGTGAAGTATGGCGACTGTAATCGGCGTAGGCATGCAGATGACTGCAAATGCCTCTGGCATGACCAAGGGTCTGTCAGACGCCGACAAGGCTTTGCAGTTGCTCCAGAAGATCGTTGACCAGAACCAGAAGAGCCTACAGCGGTTTACTGGCGAGGCCGACAAAACGTCGCAGAGCCTCGACAAGCTCACCAAGGGCGTGAGCACGCTGAGCACCATCGAGGTCGGGCGTGTTCTCGTTGGTGGCTTCCAGGCGATTGGTAGTGCGTTTGCGAGCGCAGCCCAGAATGTGCTAACGCTGGCCGGCAACGTGAGCTCCTCGCTGGACTCGCTGAACGACCTGTCAGCCCGTACCGGGATCGGCGTTGAGGCTCTTCAGGGCTACTCCCTGGCCGCCAAGATGGCCGGTGTGGACACCGAGCAGTTTGGGGTGGCCATCCAAAAGCTGGCCGTCAACATCGGCAAGGCGAACGCTGGCGACGCCTTCGACAAGACGCTCAAGGGCATCGGGCTTTCGGTAGCTGAACTCAAGGCGTTGGCACCGGAGCAGCAGTTCTCGGCGATCGGCGATGCCATCTCACAGCTGCCGACTGCCGCAGACCGGGCTGCTGCTGCGGTGCAGTTGTTCGGCAAGCAGGGTGCGGCACTGGCTCCGCTGTTCCGAGAAGGGGCTGCGAGCATCGAGGAGTTGCAGGCCCGTGCCCAGCGGCTGGGCATCATCGTCAGCGAGACGCAGATCAACAACGTGGCCGACATGAACGACGGCTTCGACCTGGTGCGAGCCACCATCGAGGGCATCATCGGCCAGGTGGTCGGCAACCTTGCTCCTGCCGTCACTGAGGTGACAAACCAGTTCCTTAAGTTTGTCGAGGAGTGGAGCGGATCCCAGGGCGAGGGCGGGACCGGCATTGCCAACGCGATCACCGACGTGCTCTTTAATGGGGCAGAGTATTTTGCCGGAATCTTCGATAGTTTCATGAAGAACTTCGGCGACATTTCTACGACGCTGGCTGACGTTGGCGAAGTGTTCCGTATTGGCGGGCAGTTGCTTGTCGCCGGCATGGAAGGATTCCGTGCCGTGTTCAACGTCATCCAGATCGGCATCGACGCTCTGCTGATCGGCTTCGGCAAGGTGCTGGAAGGCATTGGCAGCTGGGTAAGTGAAGACCTAGAGCAGTTCGGTGCCGGGCTTGCGGCTGCGGCAGAGGAATCTGCCGAGAAAAATTCTGCCGAAT